TGGTGGCTAACCCAGGCATCTTTACTGTTGGCGAGTCCGTTACGGTTGCCGGGGCAGGTTCAACCTTTAACGGTACTTATACAATCACAGGCACGATTCCTTTTAGCACAGGTACGGCTAATCTTTTACCTGCATTTAATATGCAGCTTAATTACTGGCAATTCCCACAGGGTTACAGTTTTATCCAATATGCAAAGACTGCAAGCAATCAAAACTTTAGGCGTGTATTGCCTTATGGCACTATGACAGGTGACGATACAAAGACCGCTACATACGCTAATACGCCAGCGATAAACGCCGCGGCCTTAATGCTGGCCGAGAATATTTGGACATCTCGCTTTAGCACACAAAACGGCGGCACTAGCGTAGATGGATATAGCCCTAGCCCATTTAAGATGAGCAATACTTTAATGGCATCCGTGCGCGGCCTCTTGGCTCCGTATCTTTCTCCTGCAAGTATGGTTGGCTAATGACAGCGGCCATAACTACTTTACGTAGCACGGTAGCTGCAGCCCTGGCTAATGCTGGCGTGTGGAGTACTTTTGCATACCCGCCTAGCACAATCCTAGCTAATAGCGTTGTAGTTGCACCGGCTGACCCATACATAAGCCCTAGCAATAACTCTTATGCCAGCATTTCGCCTATGGCAAACCTAAAAATTATTATGACCGTGCCAATGTTTTCTAATGAAGGCAACTTACAAGGCATAGAGGACACTATTGTAGCTGTGTTTGCTAAACTAGCTGCAAGTGCAATCGTATTTAATGTTACCGCTGTATCTGCACCAAGCGTTTTAAGTGTGGCCAGCGGCGATTTATTGACTGCAGATTTACAAATATCCGTACTAACGAGCTGGAGCTAAAATGGCACTTACAGATGAAGAAAAAGCATTTTTAATCAAAATTGGCCAAGATGTGCCAAAAGAGATTAAAGAAACCCAACCAAAAGAAACAACAACACAGAAAGTAGAGGAATAGCCCTAATGGCAATTTTCTTATCAAACGGCGTAGTGGCTACTCTCAACTCAGTAGTCCTATCAGACCACGTAACAAGCGCAAGCATCTCTAGAACCTTTGACGAGCTAGAAGTTACAGCTATGGGCGATACTGCACACAAGTTTGTTAAGGGCCTAGAAGCAAGCACAATCACTTTAGATTTTCTAAACGATGATTTAGCTTCCGGGGCTGGTTCAGTACGTGCAACTTTGCAAGCTGCCTGGGGTACAACTGTGCCACTAACACTAAAGCAAACTAGCGCAGTAGTATCAACAACTAACCCTCTCTATAGCACTACGGTTTTGGTAAACAACACTACCGATATTAACGGCGCTGTTTCTGAAGAAAGTATGCAGAGCCTTACCTTTACCTGTAACTCACCAATCGTAATTACAACCACACCATAACAATAAAGAAAAGGGGCTAACACAATGGCAAAACTTAAGATAACAAGGGCTGACGGCACAGTATCGGAGCATCCGATAACGCCAAAAATCGAGTGGGCCTTTGAGTTATATGCTAAAAAAGGTTTTCATAAAGCCTTTAGAGATGATGAAAAGCAGAGCGATGTTTACTGGCTAGCACACGAGTGCCTTAGGTCAGCGGGCGTTGAAGTACCTGTTTTTGGAGCGTTGTTTTTAGACACCTTAGCTAAGGTTGAGGTGTTGGACGATGACCCTTCGCAATAGTGGGGCGCGGTAGTTTTGGTTACCTGGTTGCACAGCTAGCCGTAGAAACGGGTATCGCGCCCCAGTATTTACTAGACCTGGATACGTATATGTTCAAGAATATGTTAAAGGTTATAAACGATAGAGCTAAGGAGCAACAAAATGCCAGTAGAGCTAGAAGGGGCCGTACAGCTCCGCGTAGCCCTTAAGCGTTTTGCTCCTGACTTATCTAAAGAAACTCAGTCACAGATGGCGGCAGCTCTAAAAACTGTTACTACAGTAGCTAGAGGTTACGTTCCTAATGACGGGCAAGTCTTATCCGGCTGGTCTAAAAACCTAGCCGGTGCAGAAAACCTGGCTTATCGTCCATTTCCTAAGTTTAACTCTATGCAAGCTAAGGCTGGCATTACTTATTCAACCTCACCATCTAAGCCTAATAAAAACGGCTTTGTAGCTTTAGCTCGCATTATTAACAAGTCTGCAGGCGGTGCAATCTATGAGACAGCAGGCCGTAAAAATGCACAGGGTCAACCAAACTATAAACCTGCAAGTGTTGTTTATCGCACAGGAGACGGCCCAGGAGATTTTACTATCAGGTATTATCAAGAAAAGGATAACTCTCAGCGTAAAGGTTACAACAATTCACTTAACCCTAACGCTGGCAAACAGTTTATAGATAACTTAAACAGTACTGGCCAGCTAGTAAACGCCCGCCCTAAGGGTTTAGTAGGTAGCCCAGGGCGCAAGCAAACTGGCCGCTTAATCTTTAGAGCCTGGGCTGAGGATAACGGGCGAGCTAATGCAGCCGTTATTAAGGCGTTAGAAAATGCCTCAAAAATGTTTTATGAGCATACAAGGAGAGCTGCCTAATGGCTACCGATTTAGTAGTAAATATAGCCAGCCAATTCTTAGGTAAAAAGGCTTTTATAGATGCTGACAAAGCTACCAAAAAACTTACGGGTAGCGTAAAGAGTCTAGGCCGCGTATTAGGTGTAAGCCTTAGCGCTGCAGCTTTTGTATCTTTTGGTAAGTCAGCTGTTAACTCCTTTACCGGTGCCCAAAAAGAAGCTGCAATATTAGCCAATACTGTAAAAAATCTAGGGTTGGCTTTTGACCAACAAAACATAGACCAATACATAAACAAAATAGGCAGACTTTATGGAGTAACTGGCGGACAAGCCACGCCAGCCTTGCAAGCTTTGTTAACAGCCACAGGCTCAACTGCTAAATCTATAGAGATTTTTAACACGGCTTTAGACGTAGCCGCTGGCACAGGTGCCGATGTTACCCAAGTTGCTCAGGATTTATCTCTAGCATATTTAGGTAATACTAAAGCTCTTAAGAAATACAATACAGGGCTGACTACAGCTGAGTTAGCTGCTATGAGTTTTAATGAGTTGCAGACTAAGTTAAATAATAATTTTGCAGGTGCAGCAACGGCAGCAGCAGCTACATATACTGGCCAATTAACTATATTGAGTGAATCTGCAAACCAAGCTAAAGAAATTATTGGTAAGAGCCTAGTTGATGCTATTGACTCTTTAGGTGGCAGCAACGGCATAGCCGAAGTTGGGGAAGATATAAACAACGCTGCGGCATCCCTGGCTAATTTTATTGACAGCATTATTTACCTTAAAGAACAGATAGCAACTATCCCAGGGGCAGGCATAGTTAAAGGCGCTTTTGGTGCAGTTGGCAACGTATTAGGCAGATTTAGCCCACAACGAGCAGCTGAATTACTAAAAGAAATTAAGGGGCCACAACCTTTTAGCCAGGCTATGACTTTAGCTAATCAAGCTACCGGCGTATCAGATGCGGCAGCTAGAAAGAAAGCAGAGCTTGAGGCAATCAAGCGTAATAAAGAGCTAGCCAAGCTAGCTAAAACTCAAGCTGCGGCAGCCTTAGCAACTACAAAAGCCAAGAAAGAGCAGGCTAAATTAGACAAGGCAATAGCTGCAGGCCAGTTAGCTTTAGGTAAGGGTGCAGACGTTTTTGATATGGATAAAATCCAAATTAACGCAGCTCTAATTGGCCAGGCTGAGGCTTTAGGCAAAGCTGAGAGCGCTGCTCAAGTACTATCTATTGCCAACGATATACAGCGCCTGAAGGTTAAGCAATCTATAAATGAGCTTGAAGATGCGATAGCCTCTAAAGATGTAGCTCGTATTGAACGCGCTACCAAACAACTTAATGAGGACTTAAAAATCTTAGGTACCTTGCAAAGCCAAAACTTTACCTTGTTAGGTATTAAGACAGTTTTGGATAGTCTCAAACCTAAAGAGCTTATAGACCAAGAAAACCTTAATATGGCTTTAGACAAGATACGCGAGATGCTTAGGCTTTTGGCACAGGCTGGCGCAACTCCTAGCACTAGAGCAAAATCAGGCATCCCTGAAGGCGATTATGTAGCACCTGTAGTTTTTGACCCTAATACTTCTATAGATGCAGTTATAGAGTATGCCGATGCCGCTACTGAGCGAGCTACTGCTTTTGCTATATTACAAGAGCAAGAAAACTACGCGGCTTATTTATCACTTATTGAGTTTCAGAGAAAATTAGGAGATTTTGGCGGCTATAGCGCCGATATGAACAGAGGCGCAGGCTATGGCTCAGGCTCAACCGTAACCGTAGA